TTACCCAGCGACAGCAGCACATACGGCATCTGTGTCCTCCTGGACATGAACTTCTGTTTTTTGAGAAGATATCATAGAAGTAAGATCTGATATCGTCTTTTGTTGGCTAGCAATAATTTCCTGTTGACTTTTTATTATATCCTTGTACCAGGATTCATCATCTTTTTGTTCTGCTAAATCATTCTGTTTCTGCTGTTCAGAATCATTTTCTCTAAACTCTTCTTTTATCATTTCGCCAATTCCTGATAATAACCATTTTTCTTCGATATCATTGTAGAAGTTTAGAATGAGTTCGATCATTTTTTTGCTCAATTCTCTATTTTCTTCGCGAGATTTCGCTAAACGGCTCCTAGAAATGTTAAGTTGAACGGTAACTCTGTTATCGTTTAATCCTCTGTATTCCATGTACTTATCAAACCTGTCAATAATTCGTTCCATTTTTTTATAAAAAATTGTCGAAAAAACTTCGATATTTTTTGTTACATATCGAAAAAACTTCTATATTTGTCTCGTAATAAAGAACTTTATACATGTTATAATTTAAAGCAAGAATAATATTTATACCAAAAAAGCATATAACCAATTACTTAAGTAATTGATTTGTGTTCTTTGCTCGTAAAAGTAAATTTTCTAATTATAAAGTTCTCTCTACACTCGCAAAGTTAGCAATAAAGGAATTAACATCAAAAAATACCTAAAAAAATAACAAATTATGGCTTTAAAAGACTATATCATGTCTATATCAGACAAAAGAACAACAGAGAGAACACTAATGCTAAATAGAATAGCAGAGGAATGCGGAGTTAATCTTTCCACTGTATATAAGTGGATAAACGGTCAAGCTAAACCGGATAAGCTTAAGAAACAAAAGATTGCAGAAATAACTGGGATATCTGTTGAAAAGTTATTTAGCAATAATGAAGAACAATCAAATGTAAAGTAAGATGATTGATATAATCAACATGGAACTTTATCAGGATCCAAGAGGTAATATTTTGGTTAAACCTGAAAATGATAACTTATTCATGCTTGATGAATGTAATAGAGACTTTATAGTCGCAATGAAAATAATCATTAAAAATGATTATCAGAAAGCATGGAAGGCTTGTTGTGAATGGAATCATAAATCAAAACCAAACGTTACAAGGTTTGAATTTCTAAATGTACGTAGATTTTGTAAATGTAACTTCCCTAAATACGATGAAAAGCTTGACGTTGATGAAAATGGGAATCTTAATTTTGAATTTACAGATTGTCCAAATCGTGGTGAGTGTAAATATGAAGGCATTATTTGTTCTCCTGAATTTACAAATACACTAACAGAATATGACAAGCTAATTTTAAAAATGATTGTATATAAACAACTTACTGCTGATGAAATTGCAATAAGACTAGATCGGTCTATTAACACAATTAATAACAGAAGAAAAACGATCCTCTTTAAAACAGGTTGTAAAACTATACCTCAACTCATAGCATATTGCTATGAACATAATCTAAAATGAAGACGTGTAAACCAATATATTATGGAAAAGAAAAATGTTTTTGCTAACATTAAAAGCAAGGATAAAAAGTATGAAATTAAGATAGGAAAACCTGTACATAGCAGAGTGAATATTATATTTAATTTTAATGCTGTTAGGTACCTTAAATTTGTAGATCATATTAATTCACATGAGTATGTAAATGTATTGTCCGTGCATGATTATGGAGATGATACTAGTGGAATTGCAATAGAACTTATAAAGGAGAACTCTTTAAGTTTATTGGTTGAAGAATTGCCTAATGACTTATTCGACTATGTTGAGTGCCAAGAACCAAGTAACATCATTTTTAAAGGAGAGAAAGCATGATCTGGGAAATTAGTTTTAATCAAAATTGGAATAATAAGCTTAAGAATAAAGCATTCACAACCTGCCGACTTGCTAATCCTAACAAATATGTACTTGGTAGGAAATATAAAATCAAATTGAAAGGTGAGCTGCTTGGAATTGCTACATGCCGAGGAATAAGAAGATTCCCAATAAACAAAGTCAATGAGTTTATCAGCTATCTTGATACCGGTTATGCTCCTGGAGCATTTGTTAATATGATCAAGACTATGTATAAGAATAAAGATATCAATTGGGATAATCAGTTGTTAGATTATGTTCTTCTGTCGTGGGATAATGAACAAAAGCTTGATTTATGAAAAATGAGAAACTCAACAGGAAACTAATAAATCTTAAATACAGAATGCAAAGAGCTGGATATAAAATTGACAGCATAACAATGACTGTAATAAGACCACCAGATTCATGTCAAGAGAGCCATCGCAGAGAAACTGAGATGCAGAAGTTAGGTTATTCAATACAATACAACATGTTTCCAATTAATTCTAATAATTATGATGAGAATAAAAACAATAGCAAAAAAAGCACCAATGGAAGAAAGAAAAGTTAACCTATTTGAAAACTCTTCCGCTGCCGAAATAAAACTTGAAGAAGTTAAAAAACGCGATAAAGAATTGCGTAAAGTCCCTCTTAGAATCGATCATCGTACGATCATATTGGTAAAGCCAACTAATTGCAATAAAGCATATGCGGATGAAGTAAGGCATAAGTTTGAAACTGGTTTCAGTCATACAAGATAAGTATTCAAATATAGCCAAAGATGAAAATACATAATAAAAATAGCTATCCTCGTCAAGAAGAAGGTGAACAATTTTCAGTTGATGTTATAACATGCGATTCAGATGGGCTTTTAAATCTTGCTTTTTATAATTACGATACAATGACTTGGTCATTTCATACAGATACTTTATATGATTATACTAATGTTGAATTCGTATGGATATATGCACCAATAAATAGAATGAAAAAATCAATCCAAATATAACTAAAGATGAAAGATAAAGTCGAGCAAGTTTACTTTAAGCTAGGTGATGGTGCTGGAAAACTTATAATTGATATTGCAAGGGAACATCTTTTTTACAATCTCAATCCGGATAAGTCGGTCAAGTCACTTACGAATACACTAAGAGGAGTAACACACGAAGTGGTTTTAGACATAATAAGTGGAAAAAAGATATTATTAGTTGCTGACGAAAGATACATTGATTGTGTTGATTATGTAGAGGAATTACATAAGGAGAAATTTCCCCCATTTGACATTTACTCATGGGTGGAAAGAAAACTACAACAGATAATTGACGTATCAGAGGAATGGCAAAAGGCTATTAGTGAATTAAAGCGAATCATAGTAAAAAATGACGGAGAGTTCATAATATCAGTAAAGTATGAGAAGTTACTTTCATTTTTCTATGAAGGAAACTCTGAAAATCTTATTGATGTAGATGACGATACACTTGGAAGCATAAAGGGTCTTACTCTGGGAATACGCAATTTTATATCTGAGAGCATGAAAACTATGCAGGTTATAAAGTGGCTATGTCATAACTATTATGGATTACCCAATGACTTTTCTAGTATTCCTATTCAGTTATTACAATTACACACCACATTTACTGAGCTTATGCTTAAGAACTCAGAAATTGAGCTAACCCTAAGGAGAAATCTTGTTACTTCTCTAATGTTGGATAAACACTTAGAAGCCCAGCTAGAAATTGATAAGGCTACTAAGAATATAAAACCAGTTAATATACTGGATGGGTACACTGCAGGGTGGCTTTCACCAAGTGGTGAATACTACGGTCTTAATGGCGAAATATCCAATATGCTACATAATCAGATAGCAGATGCTTTGTTAGTTGCTGGCGTTATACCCATTGGTAAGCCTACTTATGATAGGGCTATTGATAACCGAACTAATCCAGACCGATGGCTAGAGGAAAATGGTTGGGCAAAAATACATGGCGATTGGATATTGTATGATGGTTGGAACAGAGGGGCACTTCCAGATGGTGTTATTACTCCAATGACTAAAGAACAGCACGATGCTATTGAGAAATATGGCAAAATTTGTTGTGATGGTAAACTGTATTTAGGTTATAACAAACAATTTATGACTGCAGCTAGATTTGGTATGACAGAGATACCTATGTTGAAAATATACTTTGAATAATAAACTCAAATTTAACTAGGCATGAATCAAATTATAACAAAGATAAATGTAACACCTATAGAAGCCATTGAAGCTCATCGTAAGAGTTGCTTATTCTATAATGCAACGGCCAATGGAAGATACTGTTTATTTAATGGAAATAAAGAGTGTAAAATGAATTGCTCTTATATGAAAAGATTTGTAAATATTCTAAATGAAAATCATATTTAAATCTTAATCATATTCCGGAATACCGGTAATTAACTCTATCTGATTTAAAACAAAATAAACATGCAACAAACTTGGGAAAAAATATGGAAGCAATTTGAAAAATCTTCTAATGAGTTTGATAGCTATATTGACTCCGGAATACCGACTATATCACAAAACAAAGTAAAAAGGTTCATCCGCGAATTTGATAAGCTTAAAGATCTGGCTAATGATTTCGATAAGCTGATGCAAAATCCTATTGATCCTGTGGACATTAATATTCCTTTCGATGAACAGGCTTTCATTGATACCTGGAAGTATTGGAAGGAATATCTTCTCGAAACATTTGGGAAAAGCTATAAGAGTAGGGAAGAGCAAATGGCTTTGGAATATCTTGAGGAATTATCTTCTGGTGATCCGGGTAAAGCCATCAGGTATTTAAAATACTCAATGGCTAATGGATATCGAAAATTCTTCGAAGTAACTGAGAAAAATTATAAGGCACCTAAAGAAACAAACCATGGCGACTCCGACTTTGATTAAAAGTTTTTATGAACAATCTGTTCAGAAACAAAGAGATTTGAAAGCTGATCTGTACTCATTTCATTATACTCATATCTCTGATAGGGATTTTTTTGATTTATTACTGGTAAAAACTCAAGAGATCTTCACACAAAGAGGTGTTTTTCGTGAGTTCGAAATTGATAAGCATAATAAGGCAGTTGTCCGGCAGCTATACTATTACCTTCAGGGTAATCAAGATAAATGTGAATGGAATATACATAAGGGTATCTACCTGATGGGGAAGGTGGGATGCGGGAAGAGCGTGCTCATGTATGCATACCTTGCAATACAAGATATGTTAACTCATAAAATAACTACTTCAATACATGCTAAACAACTTATTGATATAATTACCAGGAATGGAATTGAGTCATTGAAAAGTTGCCCGCTATTTATTGATGAAATGGGCCGAGAAAATCTAGAGATGAGAGATTATGGGAACATTGTTAAACCTGTCGTTGATTTATTCTCTATAAGGTATGAATTTGGAGGACGTACATATGCAACCTCCAACTTCACACTTGATACACTTGAAGCAGCAAAAGATAATAACGGGAATATAAAAGAAGTACGTTACGGCAATTTTATAAGGACGCGTATGGATGAAATGTTTAATGTTGTTCTTTTGCCTGGAGAAAACAGACGATTGAAATGGGAAAAATAGATTATGATAAAAAGAGAACTCACTAAAACAAACAATAGCTCAAAACAAGCCGGACGTATTGAATCTATTAAAGAATGGTTAGAAATGAACTATTCTATTAAGATAAATATATTCGATACCAGCAAAAGCTATATTGTGAGCAATAATATTGAATATGCACATGCAATCACTGAAAATGATATAATGCTGCATATGATGGATGAAGGTATTAGCTGCAGCAAATCTTTGCTGAAAGCGATAATAACGAATCCTAATCAAATGGAAGCTTATAATCCTATTATGGAATATTTTGATTCTTTGAAAGGAAAGTGGAAAGGTAACAGTATGATAGACTTTTTTTGCAGCTATATTAAAGCACATGACTTTCTTGACCGGGAAAATGACTTTTACCAAAATAGAATGAAGTATATTCTCAAGAAGTGGTTAGTGGCAACTGTAGCAAGTGTGTATGGAGAAAGAGGTAATGATGTTGCCATTGGTTTTCTCAACGCACAGGGTGGAATTGGTAAAACAACTATTATAGAAAGTTTGGTACCTGAAAGCCTTTTTGAATATTATGTTATTTCAGATAAGGACGAAAGAATATTTAGAATGACAGACTGTTTTGCTACCAAATTTATAATAAATTTTGATGAAATGGTTGGAATAACGAAAAGCACAGCTGAAACATTTAAGAAAAATATGAGCTTGAATATGATTGACCGTAAATTACCTGGTGAATCATTTTCAAACAGAGTTCAACGAATAGCCAGTTGCGCTTTCACTTCAAATAAAACGCAAGAAATGGGTGGATTCTTATTTACATCTGATTCAGGGCTATTAAGAAGACTAGCAACAATAGAAATAGACGAAATAAAGGATTATAGAAGTAAACTTGATGTGGATCAGCTTTGGGCTGAAGCAATAGCTCTTTTCTTTGGATCAGAATTTGATTATGTTTTTAATAGAAAAGACTACGAGGATCTGCAGGCGTATAATTTGAGATATGTTATCGAGACTTCTGCTTTCAAATTAATAAAAGAATGGTACCGTATTCCTGAAAGTAATGAGGTACCACAATTTAAAATGCCAGCCGAAATTTTAACTGATCTGAAAGATGCAAAAAAAATACCATCATCCATGAAGATAGATGATATATCGATAGGGCAAGCACTGAAATCGCTTGGATATTCAAGAATAGGAAAAAAAATACCAGGAAAAGGTTCTAGATATGGATACAATGTTATTCAACGGTTCTAATGCGCACACATTATTTATGTGTTGTATATATATAAATTTTATAATTGGGTAAATATATAAAAAACTAAAAGCGAAAAAAAATAATTGAATCAGCTTACAACCTTACAACCGTTATAATATTATAGGCTTAAATGCTTGAAAATCAAAATAAAAAAGGTTGTAAGCCGATTTACAAAAACAAGTTACAACCTACTTACAACCGCTTACAACCAAAGCACTGGTTACAACCTGTTTATTATACTTAATTAGTTGTTATTTAATTAGTTATATGTTGATTGTAGGTTGTAGGTATGTATTAATTATAAAAAAAGATTTATATGGAAAGAGAAAAACCTTATGTTATCATTGACCTTGAACCCAAACTACAGGATTTTTTATATCATGAATTTGGGTTTACTAAAATAGGTGAAGTTGAATTGACAAGAACAAAGGATATAGGTGAGTTTATCAATGCAATGATTACTATTTCAGATAGGCCTCCTAAGATTCCTTTTGGAGATTATCCGTTTAAGCTATATTTGCCGACAGAGGAATATAACTGGAGAATTCTTCGCGAGAATTTTATTTTCGTTCCAAAGTGGAAACAAAAGCAGATACAAGACTATCTGGACGCATGTTTTAAACTTCGGGTTAGAGAATTTTTCTGCACCGGATATAGCAAAGGCTATAAACAGGATAAAATAATAAAAGCTTTCCTGGACAATTATGATATCAAAAATAATAAGATCAATTATGATATGATTAAGAAAATAGATTTTAGAAACCGAAAAAATGAAATAAAAAAGATACGTGAAGAAATTCAATTATCTCTTTTTGAACCGATTGTAAAATAGTGTTGTAAAATTAGTAATTATATGTTTAATATTAAATATTTAATTACTTACTAGTTTAAGTAAATGGCTAATTAATAAATAATTATAGATTTATGAATAGTAAAATATCACAAATTTTTTCAGTGTATTACATGTTGGTTCATGATGCTATTATATCAGAAACTATTGGTGTGAATTCTATTAAGATATCTGGAACATGGAAAAAGGTACCGATGAGCTCAGCTGAATTAAAGGAAAGCTCACTTAATGGTGATATGAGTAGTCAGGAGATTAGTATAAAGGTAACAGATTCATCTTCTTCCTCCGAAACTATAATTAATGACATTGCTCAAAAACTAATTATTTTAAAATTGGACTATACTGATGGGGTATCAAAAATCATTGGTAATGAAAACCATCCGGTAGTGCTTACTAAATCGAAAGAGGGTTCTCCTCAGTATTTCCTGTTATCTATGAAAAGGGATACACCTGAAATCTCTAAGCTGCTTACTACATAAATTAAGTCCTTTTGATATAGTATAGCTCATAGTATTTTTGCATATATACAAATGTAAAATGCTATGAGCTTTTCTTCTTTATATTCATCCATATTACGTGGAAACTGGTTCATCTCATTTAAAGAGATAGAGATGCATCAGATTGTTATTCATAAAATGCTTGAAAAAGATGTTTCTGCAGAAGATACATCAATTTTAAGTGATAAAAAACCATTATGCATTTTTATGTCTGATGGGAAAGAGGCTAAAGCCGGAAAAGGTTTTAATGATGCACCCGCAAATAGTGTAGCAATTATTCCAATACATGGAACAATGTTGAAATATGGAACATATTGTAGCTATGGAACCTCTGAAATTGCTGCTAAAATAGATGAAGCTGTTTCTTCTGATAAAATTAGTTCTATTGTTCTTGATATAGATTCAGGAGGTGGTAGCGTAGATGCTATTGCACCGCTTATCACTTCAATTAAAAATGCACAGAAAAATAATAAAGCAGTAGTTGCATGTTGCGACTTATGTGCTAGTGCAGCTTATTATGTGGCATGCCATTGCGATGAAATTGTAGCTAGTAATAACATTAGTTCTGAATTTGGAAGTATTGGTGTAATGATGAGTTTTATGGATTACGCCAAATATTATGAAAAAAATGGAGTCAAGGAACATGTGATATACAGCTCATTGTCTGATTATAAGAATAAACCATTTGAATTAGCAAAACAAGGAGATTATGGAAAAATCATTGAAGAAGAACTCGATCCGCTCGCCAAAGGATTCCAGGACACAGTTAAACGTACGAGAGGTAACAAACTTGACACAAAAATTGAAGGGATCCTTGCCGGCCGCATGTTCTATGCTGCTGAAGCACAAAAAAATGGCTTGATAGATAGTATTGGAACAATGCAAATGGCTATTAGGAGGTCCAGGGATATTCGAAGAGATGCTGTAATTAACGAATATATTCATTCTAAAAATTAATTGTTATGTTTGAGAAAGTGCTTGCTTCTGTCATGAGCTTCTTTAATATATCCTCTTTCGCCAAAGACGAAAATGGTAAATCAAAGTTGCTTAGTGAACAAAAACAAAAGCTCACAGAAAAGTGGGGAGAAAGATTTGTAGCTGAGTTTGAAAAAGACTTAGCAACCTATGAGGCTGAAGATAGATCTGCCGATGGGATAGAAACGAAAAAAGCTTTAGAAGATATTAAAGCTGAAAGTAAAAAAAATGCTGAAGCTTTGGAACAAGCTCAGGCTAAAATAAAAACTCTCGAGGCTGAAAAAACATCTTTTGAATCTAAGATTAAAGCTTTGGAAAAAGAATCTGTTGGAGATAAAGGTGAGAAGCTAGATGCGGGAAAAAACGGTATGGAAAGAACATTCAAACCGGATATGAACTTATCATTCAATAAGTATGTATCTGATTATTTTTCAGGTAAGGTTTCGGCTGCATATAGCGGTGATACAACTGTAGATACTTCTGCTCTTCAGACTGAATTTGGAAAGTATGTCAATGGAGAAAAGATGGAAATCTTCCTGAAACTTCTTAATTCTTGTGATTCAATTCAGTACATGAGTACAATTGTAACTGATAAAACTGAGGTAAGAGCTTCAAGTGCTCAGATGACTTCTGTTCTACAACAATTTGTTCCTTACTGGACTCCAAAAGGAAAATCAACATTCACACCTCTTACCATTAAAAACTTTAAGTGTAAGATCAATGTTCCAATTGTTCCTTCAGATGTAATGGACCAGATGCTGGGATATATGTATGATGAAAATCTTCGTCCGGAAGACATGTATATCGTTAAGTATATCGTTGAACAGCTGATTTTCCCTAAACTTGACGAAGAAAGAGAACAAGCTCTTGCAACCGGTAAGTTCGTTGAGTCTACAGCGGTTAAAGATGGAGATGGTGCATCGAATGCACTTGATGTAATGGATGGATATTTAACGCTGCTGACTGGATTCAGATCAAATAAAGAGACAATACCTGTTACATGGTTACTTGATGGCATTGCTCTTGATGCTGATGATGTCAAGTTTGTTGCACAAATTGACACTGCTGTAGATCAAGTTAAATCTGTCTACAAGAAAAAGAAAATGTCTATTCATGCTGATCCTGATCTTATTACCAGGTATGGACGTGGATATCGTACAAAATACCCATATACAAAGAATGAAGATGGTGAAAAAGTAAAAGTTGATTTCACAAACTTTACTTTTGTTCCTCTAGAGGGTATGCGCGGCTCAAAATCGTTCTTTATCACTCCACAAGAGAACTTTAAGCATCTTATATCACGTGATCCGCAAAGCAGAAAGATGTATGCGCAAGCTGAAAACTACTCAGTGAAAATCTTTGCAGAATGGTGGGAAGGTGTAGGCTTCTGGATTGCCGAAGCTATTTTCGCTTATCTTCCACCAGCACCGGTAGGATCAGGGTCAGCTGGAGGAGTTTAGTAAATAATTAAATATAGGAGATTAAATAATGCCTTATTCATTTACATCTGTGCCTAAAGCCAGCTCCAACGCTGGCCGGGCAAAAGGGAAAAAACCCTATATTCTTTTGTATCGTACAAAAGAGGTAATCACGTATCAAAGGAATGATAATGGAGTTCTTTTAACAGACTTTGCATTGAAAGCTGCGGCTGTTCCAGCTGCAATATATGCAACTGAAAGCACTATCAATATCTATCATACATCTCAGGGAGATGATGATGCCAGAGGCTTTATTCACCATGCTGATTTTGAACATCCAGGTACTCCGTTAGAGTTTGATGAGTTCATGGAGAATAATATCAATGAAGAATTTATTGCGATTGGCATTAATTGTGATGCAAAAAGCACTGATTTATGTAAGATTGCCGGCACTCCTGGAACTCCATTGAAGATAACAAAGGATGATAGCCAGGATAATAAAGACGCAGATAAACATACTGTTAATCTTGCTTCTGTAATTACAGGTCCAACGCTTGGAAGAATTACAAAATCTATGGTGCCTAAAACCGGTGTAGCCGAAATTGATGCAATCTTAGGATTGACAACAGGAAGCGGTAGCACAACAGGAGGGGTTTAATTTAAGTTGTGTGATATAGTTTTATACGCCCTGATTTATTGTAATGATAAGTCAGGGCGTTTTGTGTCCTTTTGGCTGTAATCTCTACTATTTATCTTTGTTCATACATTAAAAAATATTATTATGGGAATTGAAAAGGGAATAACTAAAGAAGTTACAGTAGGCGAACAGGCTGTTTCGTCAGAAGGATTAAAGAATGATGCAGCTATTAGTGGCGAAGCTACTAATGGAGAAAGTAAAGAAACAGATAGAGGAATATCACTTGTAATTCCATATCTTGCTTCTGAAGCTCAGGGAGATGAATTGAAATATGCATTGAGATCAATTTTGCAAAATGCTAGGTTTCCTGGTAGCATAGTTGTTATTGGAGATAAACCTGAATGGTTGGAAGAAACAGAAGCAATTTTTCTTGAGGTGGAACGTACTTCAGATAATCCGCAGATTGATACAATGAATAAACTTAAAATGGCCATTTCTTCGGATTTGGTTTCAGAAAAGTTTATTTTCTCAAATGATGATATCTACTTTGTGAGTCCAGTAGCATTATGCGACATTGAAACACTAAAATGTGTTGGTGATCTGAATCCTAACAATTTTAATGGGAAAATGTACAAAGAGAACATGGAAAGAACAATAGAATTATTGAAAAACAATAATTTGTCAATTCTTAATTTTGGAACGCACACACCATTCTTTTTTGAAAAGGATAAAGTGGCCGAAATCTTTGAAAAATTCCCTGAAATTAACGAAGAAGGTTATTTGTTTGAGTCCATTTATTTCAACTACCACTACAAAGGCTGGAATCCTATTATTCTTGATTGGAAAACGGACAACTGGCTATTACCTTTTGTTACACCTAATCCGAATATGGATATTGTTAATAAACTCATTTCAGGAAAGAAGTTTGTGAATAATGCTACAACAGGATTCTCTGAAATTTTTGTCAATAAGTTGAAGGAATTATTCCCTGAAAAATCAGATTTTGAAAAATGAAACAGAAAGTGACTACCTGGCTACAGGAAGGAGCTAATCCCAATATAGGCATCCAGCTTTGTACAGAAGCTGGTGCCAATTCTTTTCTAATCCGTATCATAAAGGCTCATCCTGAAGCTAATAAAAGGATGATGGTTAAATATCTTTGTGACAAATATGGAGTAGATAAGGATTATTCTGTCAATTGGAAGTCACTATCAGTAAATTTCACTCCGAAGACAAAATCATTCAGAGATGAGTTTAAATTTCTTAATGAAAAGAATTGTCCGGTAGAATTAGAAACGCTTGTTACGCGTAAATTTTCGTCTTATCACAGGTATGTAGAACTTCATAAGTTACTTAGGGATTGCTCTACTTTGGAAGAATGTGCGAAAACCAGTAGAAAACTCCTCGATAATTATATTGAGAATAGACTTATCTGGGATGAGTTGAACTATTATAAGGAACATCATACAATATTAGGGAAACACCCTGTTTTTAAAGAATTCGCCAGAAGAAAAGAATTATTGCACATGTCAGTGGTTGAATTAGTAAGAAGAGAAGAACAGCTTAAAAATAATATATGGAGAGTTACTAATGAGATAAAGAAAGGTAATAAACCTCATCTTGATATTGAAAGAAGGGCTAAATTATCAGGATATGAAATTGAATTAACAGAAGTTCAAAGGCTTATTAATGAATAAATACTTCAACATATACGATGTTCAGGCTGAAATGCTTAAATCTAAAATTTATAGCCATAGGTTTGAAATAAAGATGGAGTTTAAACTAAATAACCTAAAAGAACTTTGTGGACGTTTACCTAATGAAGATGAAATCTTTTTTATTGAGACAAAAAAGAGTTTTACAGCATTTACATTTATTGTTTATCTGGTACAGCATACCGGGTATATTTCTAATCTGTATATAGCAACTTATTCTACGAACGAACGCATTATTAATGCACTTCTTAAATGGAAAGAGAAAGGGAAGTTAGGAAATATTCATCTTCATATATCAGAAACTATAAAGTTTAGAATGCCAAAGATATATGAAAGATTATTGCAATTGAAAAAGGATGGAACCATCATCCTTTCATTTGCATGGAGCCACAAAAAAATTACTTGTATGGAAACGTCTTCCGGATGTTTCGTAGTTGAAGGATCTGGCAATTATGGTGAGAATGCAATGGAAGAACAATATATATTTCTAAAATCAAAGCAGGTTTATGAATTCAGATGTAGCTAACTTACAACAATGGGGAGAAAACCCTAAGTGGTATGATAAAATAAATTTCAGTGAATTGGAGAAGTTGGCAGCTATAGGGTATACTCCTATACAGATTGCCAAATATTTCAATATACCATGGAAAGACTTTGAATGGTATTTTAATCTGATAGGAAGCCCGATAAAGTATCATTATGAAAGAGGACAACTATACCAACAGGCTAAAGAAGGAATAGCAATGGCCGCAGCTGCAGAAACCGGTGAAAATGTTACGCAGGCTCAGAGGCTGGACAAATTACGTAGGAAAGTAGAATTTAATAACGCTCTCCAAAGAATTGTATTTGGAGATATTGAATAAAAGAAATGTTTGAAACTTCATATTTTGACCGCGTTCAGGATTACATGGCTAGCGGTGGAGAAATAGATCTCAATGATGAAGAGTTTAATTACTATAACATGTTGCATACATTAATAGGAATTGAACGAAAATACGGGAAAGATAATGCTGTATCCTTTCTTCGGCATGAGCCGTTTAATTGCACAATTAAACGCGCTCGTGAAATGTATTCTGAAGCTATAAACCTATTCTATTGTGATGATAAAATAGAACGAGAAGCTATGAGGCAAATGATGTATGAGGAAATGAAAAAAGCTGCTAAGGTAGCTTTGACAATGGCCGAAAACACAAAAGATCTTGAAGTCTATGGCAATCTGATGATCCAGGCATGGAAAGTCAGAGGCTTAGATAAAAATGACCCAGAAAAGATTGAGACTCCGAAAGAAAAACCTATCAAAATATACTCACTTGACACCGAAAAGATCGGACTGCCTCAGGCTGATCGTTATAAGTTGGCTTCTCTCATTGATTCTATACCGGATATTCCGGAAAGAGAAAAGGTTCGTTTAAAACGAGATGCGCAGGTTGAAGATATTAACGTAGAGGAAATGCTGGATGACACAGAAAAGAAAACTAAAAGTTACTGATGAAGTAGAGGTCCGTTATTCTAATTGGACAGCTCAGATGCTTACTATAGCTATGCCATGGTCATTATATTGGATAGCCGGACGTGCCAGCGCTAAAACTGTGCAGGTGATGGCAGAACGTGTTCAGGAAGTTGTTTGTGATTGCCCTGGTGCTCCATTTGCATGGTGCTCTGATACTTATAGCAACTTGCATAAGAATGTAATACCGTCACTAATAGATGGATTGCATTTGCTTGGATGGGAATTCGGAAAACATTATGTAATTAACCAGGAACCTCCTGAAGAGTGGAAGTCCAGAATGTATAATGTCTGCACTGATTGGAGGCAGACAATGACTTTCTACACTGGATTCAATTTTACTTTTATATCATTGGACCGCCCTTCCATCGGAGCAGGTCGTTCTTATGTAGGTATATTTGGAGATGAAACAAAATACTTTCCTGAAGAGAAATTCACAAATTTATTAAAGGCAGTTCGTGGATATCGTGTTAAGTACGGAAATAGTGTTTGGTACCGTAGCCGTTCATTAACAACTGATATGCCTAACCCAAACCATATCGGAGAATATGATTGGATGCTAAAGCTGGCCAAGCAAAATAACAGAGATAAGATACTTCTTATGTTACAGGCTGGACTGGTATTCAATGAGACAAAGAAAACTTATGTATCAATTCTTCAGGAATATAATGAGATAAAAGAAAAGTTTCGTGCTCATAAAGTTTCTGAAGAGCAAATGAATAAGATTCAGAATAAGCTGGATAATGCCGGCAGAAATATGAAGAGGTGGGAAGAGAGATGGATTAAGACTCGTTCCAGAACTTCTTTATTCTGGATATCATCCTCATTTGTTAATGCAGACGTACTTGGATTGGATTGGTTTAGCGATGAGTTCTCTGAAAGCCTTGAAGGTATGGCATGTAATATATTAAGTATCATTCCTAAATTGAGTGCTGCACAGATGTTCTATTGTAATCTGAGTATTAGGAACTTCTATGCAGATGGTTATATTAACGAGGTGCTGGATAAGCATGAATTCGGATGGGAGCAAGATTGCAGTGTACTTCGATACCTTAATACTAATATGCCTATCGAGGCTGGAATGGATGCTGGTAATATGTTATCAATGGTAATGGCACAACCATGTACCAATAATGTATATAGAATAATGAAAGAGTTATATACTCTTCCTCCTAATGGCGTAAGAGAGTTGGCCGATGAATTCATCCGTTACTTTGAACCGCATAAGCGCAAGATCTTGAAGCTATGGTATGACCGTTCAATGAATAACTATAAGAAAGTCAGTGCAGATATGGCTACTCAGATAAAGAGGAACATTGAATTCAAAGAAGATGGTACGCGTACTGGTTGGAAGGTTCAACTGATGAGCTTAGGACAAGGTAACATAGGTAGTAATCTCGAATACAGATTCTTTATGGATCTGCTATCAGGTAATCTTGATAGGAAATTGTTTAAGCTTTTAATTGATCAGTACAATTGTCCGAATCTTAAATCGGAGATGGAAGTTACCCAGACTAAAATAGCTAATGGGCCAAGTAGTAACAATCAGGTGGTAAAACAAAAGACTGGTGATAAGTTACCGCTGGAACGCCTGGCTAAAGAGAGTACGAACTTAACGGATGCATTGAAGTACATTACAATGAAGAAGAATAACATTAAGACATGGGAACGTGGTAGGAAAGCTTCTGAAGCGTTCTCTCTTGCTCCTAAATAAAACAGATGTTGTGAAGTTATGGCCCTGCTACTTAATTGTAGTGGGGCTTTTTTATGCCTTGTTGGGGATAGGTGGGATTTTGTCTGTTCTTTAACAATTTATCACATTTCCGAGGCAAAAGGGGGCTTGCAACCGCAACCCTAAGGAGGCGCGTGTCGGGCATAATCGTGTTAAAAACACGTGTGTTTTTAGCCGCGCACCTGTTTTATGCTTCATTATTAGTGTTTTAGGATTGTTTCGGAGCCGGCGAAACAATAAAACACGACCCGTTTCACTCAAATAATGACCCATTAAGCAGGTGCGCGGCGCGAAAATGGTGCCGGACGAGATATCTTTTTATCGTTTATATGCTCATTGATAGATAACACGTCCGGCACCATTTTCGCAAGAATAGGGTATATTGTTCTTTTTGCGTTCACGCAGTAGTTACACCCATTTGGGAGTAACTGATGGCGCCATTCTGAATAGACTGGCAGATAGGTAAAGCTTTGCTTTGAGATGTTCTTTCTCCTTCTCTTCTCTTCGCCTTAATTTATTCCCTTTCGCAATCATGTTTCGTCTTTGTGCCGCAAAAGTAATTACGGTACCTATCGAAGTAGCAAGGCCAAGCGCTGTTTTCATAGAAATCTCCAGTCTCCATTTTGGAGATAGTATTTATCTGAAAAGCCTTGCAACTACGGGTACCTACCTTTTATCGGCAGCATCAAAGGCGAAACATACCGATTGCGAAAGTGACGGAATAAAAAAAAGCTCAGTTCAGGGAGAAAGAAATTAAAAAGGCTAACACCCGAAGAGCTTCCAGTTCAAGAATTTAAAATTTACAGACATGAAAACAGCAATTTACAGTGTGGCAAATGCAATTAATGAGATTAACAAGTATTTCAATGATGCAAAATTTATCCGTACATGGGAAGAAAATAATTTAGTAGAAATAGTTTTTAAGTCTCAGGGTAAAACATGGGAACTTCTTTCTACTACAGACCCTATTTTTAATAAAGAGAATCCTTATGTTATATATGAAGCTTAAATTTTTATATGAATATGAAAACAATTAATTGTAAAGAAGATAGCCCTGTTTATAAGGCTATTGAAAAGGGATTCCAAGCTTTAAATAATTCTGAATTATTAGCTACTGTATTGGGGAATAATAATGTAAATCTAACACAGCAAATATTAAAATCATGTGATTATAATTTTGGTAATTTAGCTAAAATTGGAGTTGATGAACTTTGCCAGTTTAAAGGTGTTGGATATTCTACAGCTATAGCAATTATGGCAGCTTTTGAAATAGGGAAGCGTAGGCAGCAGGAAGAAATAATAAATAAAAATATTATTTCATGCTCTACCGATATATATAAAATATTTCATCCTGTATTATGCGATTTATCAACTGAAGAGTGCTGGATATTACTTTTAAATCAAGGGAACAGAGTTATTGACAGAATAAAAATAAGTGCTGGAGGAATAGCGGAGACAAGTGTAGATATCAGGTTCATACTTAGAGAAGCAATTTTAAAAAGAGCTGTTAGTATTGCTTTAATACATAACCATCCAAGCGGAAATATAAAGCCTAGTTGTGAAGATGATAGATTGACACAGCGTGTCAGAGAATCAGGGAAGGTAATGAATATAAATCTTGTAGACCACATAATTATTACGGATGGAAGATACTATAGTTATGCGGATGAAGGGAGAATTTGAAATATAGCGGAAGAAGTACCTGCTTTGGCAGGTGCTTTTTTGTGCCCAGCCGGGAAAATCAGCGGGCAAGCTACAAGGATTAAGGTCACTTTGTTCGCATCCTGGTAACTTTGCCCGCTGATTTTCCCGGCAAAAAGGTAAGGCGTTGCCTTGGAGTGTTAAAAAACTATTTCAGGAACATATTTGTTCCAAAAACAGTTTGTAGTTTGGAACAAATATGTTACTTTTGTCTTGTTCAATTAAAATAGCTCTTTACATTATGAAGTTTTCGGAATTTTACAAGTTGATTGAGGCCAAAGGCTGGACAATCAAGAAGGGGAAAAAGCACTACAAGTATGTGCACCCCGACTACAACTATTCAATTCCGGTTGGCCGTCATCCAAGCAAAGAAGTTCCGGACGGAACACTAGCAAAAATGATGAAAGATGCAGGGCTTAAATAGTAAGTAGCTAGCCCCTCCTTCTTAGGAGGGGTTTTTAATTGAACGAAATCTTTATTTGAATATTAGTTATGAAAACTATTGTAGTTATTATTGAGAAATCAAAAGATGGTGGATATGGAATATATGCACCTGCTGTTCCTGGACTTGTAGGCTATGGACTTACAGAAAGCGAAGCTAAGGAATCATTGCAAGATTCTTTGGAATCTTTGATTGAAGAGTATGAAGAAAGGGAAGAACAATTACCATCTTATTTGGGAGATGGGAAACTAAAATTTGATTTTAGATATAATTTTTCTGCATTCTTTAAATCATTCCCTTTCTTTAATGTCTCTGAATTTGCCAGAGCGGTAAATATCAATCCTTCTTTAATGAGAAAATATAAAGAAGGACATGCATTTGCCAGCGAAAAACAAAAAGCCTTGATACAGGAAAAATTTAATGAAATTATGAATTGCATGAGGGCGGTCCAGTTTTAAAAGAGCATTTTAATTGAACACCTGAACCACCTTATTATAAGAAAAGAAGAGCTTCCAGAAATGAAAGCTCTTCTTTTTTTTAACTAATTATATTATTTTTACTAAATTGCGCGGAAATTATAAAACACATTTAATATGAAAAAGATTTTAATTTTAATGATGCTTGTATTTAGTATCGGTTGTTTTGCCGAAAATTCTGGTGAAAATGTTTATTGTGAGATTGTAGGAACAGAAACAACGTTATTTAGTAAGAAATTAACGATTCTAGTGGATTTTGGACAGAAAACAAGTTATTGGAATGAGTATAAAAATAAAATGTTGTTGGATGAAAATGGGGACGTTATCAAATTCAATTCGATGGTAGATGCTTTGAATTTCATGTCAAATTTAGGGTGGAGTTTCCAACAAGCATACGTTGTCACAACTAGCAATCAAAATGTTTATCATTGGCTAATGAAAAAGACATTGACTGAAGGCCAATCTATCAATGATGGCTTAAATACTAAAAAGTGAGAAAATAGAATATAATTTTCTTTGAATAGTTTTGTCGTTTCAAATATTTGTGCAATATTTGCAACAGCAAAACATTACATTTTTTATGAACACCGCAGAGCTCGGTTTATGCTCAATACGAATTTGGGCTTTTTTTATGCCCATACATCATCTTCCTGACATCAGGAAGATGATCACGAAATTAACATAGAAGTAGACGTTTCTTATCATAAAGAAATGACGGCTGCCTTTCCCAACATTTATCTATCGCTCCGGCGTTCTGAATGTGATGTTTTGCGACTAGGGAAATGGCAGCCGTTCTTGTCTAAAGTTACCTGCCTAAATGCAAAACATCACATTCATTATGAAAAAACAAGTAATCAGCATCGAGCCGATGCGCACATCATTTGCACAAGGATGTAAAAGTTTAGTAGAATCTAAACTAGTTGTTTACTCTCAGTTCTTATCTTCTGTTCTTGAACAGGAAATATCAGTTAAAAATGCTCTTCGCATAACAAATGCAATCCTTTCATTTACTACAATGCTCATTGCAGCTTCTTTTTCTGTTGTTCTCACCCTAATTTGTCTGGTATGGCTATGCACAGCGCTATTGTCTTGCAAGAAAGGAGGTCTTAAATGAAATCACTCAATACTGTTATTGATGGTGCAGTAATAACTAAAAATGTAGCTGCAGCAATTAAAGGAATTCAAGATGGAGGCCACAATGATGTACTTGATGCTGTTGAAGAAGGTATTAATACCATTCTGGCACTATATGAAGGCAAGGAACATATTTCAGAGAAAACCATATTAAGCACAATAATAGGGCTGAGAAGTATCCCTGATATTATTATTAATCTTTTGCCATTAGATGGCGATGAAAGCGAGGTAAAAAATGATAAATAAGGAGGTTACTTACAGCATTATGAATGCAAGTCTTGAAGAAACACTTCAAGTAATTTCTGAAATGGAAAATATTACCGGCATGGAACCTGAACATATTCTTCTTGAAGATGGAAGAGCGATAAAATACAATAAATCAGATTTTAAAAAATTAAGGTCAGGAGGTATTACTGAAGAAGAATACATTGAAAGAAACTATCTTTCTATGGACGAATATTAGTTATCTTTGTAAATAAACAGAATAATATGGATAAGATAGAAGAAATAATGAAGCTTGTTAGTAATCTTGATGAGCCTCAAATTAAAATTATACAATTAAGATTAAGAGAACAAATTGCATCTATCAGAGTTAAAAAGAAAAGAGATAAATATGTTCCGGCCGAAATAAGTGATAAACATAAAAAAAGAATGATTGAATATAATCCTTATCTAAGAGATAGACTATAATTAAGAAGAGGACAGGTTAAGGGAAATAATAATTGTAACTTAAAAGATAAATACCTTTCCTGTTCTCTCTTTTTTAATGCTAAAAAGCCCCGGTTGTTTACTCAATCGGGGCTTTTTGTGTCCTTTTTTGAGCTTACATTCTATGCTATTTTTGCATAAAACAGAGCATGTTATGGATGATATAAACGAAAAAGAGATTAATTTTTTATTTATCCAGGAAGAACTTGAACAACATGGCGAATGGCTATGCGATGTGTTTAGAGACGCTATCGAGAAACAAAGGCATATTGTTACCGGTGATCTTGATGATAGTATATTTTCTCGTATTAATAAGAAATCAAAGGATAGAAACATTCTAAATGTGAATTTTCTTGCTTATGGTAGAGCCTTTGAAATAGCAGCTAACAGACAAAAGAAGAAAAATAAAGAAAAAATTAATATTAACCGAGATGTTTGGGGTATCAAAGAAAACAGGAAGAAATCAACAAACTCCAGATGGTATGCAAGGAATATGTATGGTGGATTGAATCGGTTGATTGGGCATGTAATGTATGGGATGAGTGAAGAAGAACGCAAACGACTTATATATATGTTAACTGAACGTAAAAATGGAGTGGAATAAAATGGGTAAAATAAAGAATAAAATTGGGAAATATAGTTTTGTAGAAACATCTGCCGGGACTTTTGCTTTAGGTTCTAGTTTAAGTAATGACATGAGCTGGTTCTTTAATGGCAACTCTAATAACTGGGATATAGACCCGGTGTCAATTGCGGGTGTGCGCATTGTTCCATGGGGGTCTTCAAATAATATGCCGGTTGCTATCAGAGATATATTAGAAAAAAACAATCTCGGCCCAGGAATATTAGACCGAAAAACAGGACTGTTATATGGTCAGGGACCTATGTTGTATCGATATAAGCTTGAAGGCAACGAAAGAAGTCAGGAGTGGATGGAGGATCAAGATATTCAGGATTGGCTGGATAGTTGGGATTATAAGAAATTTATCAGGGACTCTTTTATAGAATATACGCACATGAAAGGCGTATTCGTGAAATATTTTTCAGGAAAAGCAATCAGAATAGGAAAGCCATGGGTTGCAAAGCTTGAATGTTTATCCTCAAAAGATTGCAGACTGGTTTATCCGGAAGATAATATTCCTTCTCTTGATAATGTTAAACAGATACTTACCGGTGATTTTGATGAAAATAAATGGTTCAAGCTATATAATGTTTTTGATAAATGGAATCCGACATCCACCGAAACGGCAGTTAAATATCATTCTATACGTAGTTTCGGAAGAAACCTTTATTCAATGAGTTCTTTTTTTGGTTCAGTTCCATGGCTTGAAAATGCGAACAACATACCTGAGATTATCCGATATCTCAACGAGAACATGATAGCTGCAGCATATATAGTGCATGAGCCAAATGCATACTGGCAGGAAAAAAGAGAAATGATTGAAGATACTTATCCTGACTTAACGGATGAGCAAGTTCAGAAAAAGATATCAGACCTGAGAGATCAGGTAACTGAGACAATTGCAAATGTAATGGCAGGAAAGAGAAATGCCGGGAAGTTTTTTACATGTGTTGACTTTGTTGACGATACAGGTAAAACTCAGGAATGGAAGATTGAACCCATAGAAATGAACATTGATAAATACATTGAAGCTCAATCTAAAATTTCAAAGATAGCAGATAGTTCTACTACATCAGGATTTGGATTGTCGCCAGCATTGGCAAATATCATTATTGATGGAAAAAGTGATTCAGGCTCTCAAATGCTGTACGCACTCAAGATATTCTACGGCGCTGATACGCAAATTCCTGAAGATATAGCACTCGAAGCTATTAATGATGCTATCCGAATTAATTTTCCAAATAAAAAAGGCATCTTTTTAGGTATATACAGAAAAGCCATTAATAAAGAAGACAATATATCAGCAGAAGATAGAACAACAAACAACATGTAGTATGAAAAAAGAAATTGAATTCCCTGAGTGTTGGGAGGAAATAAGACCTAAAGAATGGATTTATCTGCTAGAGTTATACTTCAAGTTGATGATAAAAAGTGATAAGTTGAAACTTGTGGACTTAAAAAATGAGTGGTGCAGGTTTGTGCTTTCCACCAGAGGAATTAAACGATCTTCTAAAATGGAATATTATCTACTGATATACCAGTTATCTTCATCTTTAGACTGGATGTTTAAGATAGAAGGCAATATGGTTGCTTTAGATTTCAACAGCACTGAGAATCTTCTTCCATATTGGAAGAACTACAGAGGTCCTTTGTCTCACGGAAGCGATCTTACATTTGGTGAATTTCGTGCGGCGGTAGTTCTATATAATTCATACAACAAAGATCATAATGAATTTTTTCTTGATGCTTTATGTGGTATGCTATATAGAAAGCCCGGAAAGTATACTGAAGATAGCAGTAAGTTCAACGGAGAATACCGGGTGCCGTTTTCTCCCAATAGAATAGAATTATATGCTTCCTACGGCAAAAAATTTCCTGAACATATAAAGTGGGGCATTTATGCATGGTTTTCTTCTTTTTGTCAATACCTGGTCACCGGACTATTTATAATAGAAGGAAATGAACTTTGTTTTTCATCTATTTTTAATAAGAATCAAGAAAATGAAGATAGTAAAGATGAAGTGGGAATAGGCATGAGTTCTATACTGTTTTCTGTTTCAGAAAGTGGGGTTTTTGGTAATATTAATGATACGGATAATGCTCTGTTATTGCGTGTTATGCTTAAGTTATTAAACGATAAGATTACGTCTGACGAGCTTTTAAAGAGTTATAAAAAATAGGAATTATGATTTTTAACAAGAACAATAACGGAAGCAAAGAACTAAGAGAGCTTACTGGAAGCTACTTTGCAAGCAATGATTTTGCTAAAATAAAAGCAGACATCATAGCAGCTACAGAAGAAATCTGTAGAATTATTGGCCTTCCACTCTACAACAAGATTGACGATGACTATAATTCTGAAACAGGCATCAGCGATGGTAATAAAGATCTTCTTTATAAGATTCAAAGGCCAATAGCAATCCTGGCATCACTACGTATGTACCAGAAAAATGACCTTAGTCATGAAGACTCCGGAAGAAAATTCAAAATAGATTCCGACAATGAGAAACTTCCATGGGAGTGGCAATTAAATCGCGATGACGAGCTGCAGATGGATGAATATTACAGAGCTGTTGATTCATTAATAAGACATCTTAATGACAAAAAGCCTGAAGAATGGACCGATTCAAGATTATATAAGCTGTCTCAGCTTATGCTGATAAAAAATGCGCAGGATTTTGAAGAGTATTTCCCTATTAATTCCAGTGAAAGATTGTATATGCTTTTAGTTCCATTTATTAAGGAAGCACAAATTATACACGTCAAAAAAGCTTTTGGGCCAACAGGATGGGATGATTTATTAATTCAGGACTCTGACAGCTCAGAAACAAAATATGCTGCATGCAAAGCTTTATCTTTATATGCTATGAGTCTGGCTCTTCAGCGTATGCCTATCCAATTATTCCCATTCGGTACTTTGAAAAAGTATATTAAGGAAATGGGGGCTATGGATTCAGAGCCAGCTTCTCTAAATGATATTAAGATAATAAGTGAATGGATTGAATCGGATGCTGAAATATGGATTAATCAAATGAAAAAGGCCAAAAACAACAGCACTGATCAATATCAGCTTCTACCGGTTAATGATTCTAATAAAAAATATTGCAAGTTATAGCCATGAATGTAATTCAAAGACCTGAGAGCAAGAGCTTCACTTCAATGATGCTTGATTATGTAATTGATACAGAATCAACTATTCAGTTTACAATAAAGTATCTGGGTAAAACCATTCTCGATGAAATATATTCTCCTGATGCATCATTCCAGGTACGCATAAGGAAACTGGGAAAACTATGTGCATTGGCATTATGGGGAAGATGGATAGAAGATGATGCAGCTAGCAAAGCTCAGGATACTGTTGCCGGTGATTTTACTTTTTTAATTGACGGAATAGAAGATGCTACCTGCTATGTTGCTCTATCACGACTACAACTGAAAAGTGATAATAAATCATGGGATTTTTTAAGTAATGCCAGGAAAAAAGTAACAAGAAGCGGAGCTATTGAATATATAAGTGGATATTTCACAGCTGCCGATAAACTGGATATATTTGTTTACAAAACAGGTTATAGCCAGGCTTCTGCATTTACTTTCTTTACAGCTCCTATAAATGGCATTTATACGATAGATGTTAGTCCCGATAAGGTTATTAATGCATCGAATATAGTGGGGCTTTCACTGTCTTCCGTGAGCAAAATAGTATTAACTCATGGAAACGAAACATATACTTACCTTGTAGATCAGACTTCATACATAGAGACGCATACCTTTCGTTTTAAAAATTTGTTTGACGTTCCTGAAACTTTGCATACGGTCGGTGAAATGGTTCTGAAGGGAGCTAATGAGAGCGATGAAGCTGAGATGTATGGCATAAACAGGAAATTTAGTTTAAAAGTAACGGACGAATATACTGCTAATTCTGGAGTGATTTTCCTGCAAACAGATTATAGGCTATGGCATAATTTAATGAATGCTCAGGAGGTTCAGATAAATACTGATGATGGATGGCTGGATATAGTGATAAGTAAGCAGAATTTTGAAAGAAACTTCAGAAGAAACATTTTAAAGGCTGTTGAATTCAGCTTTAAAATGGCTGATCCTGATCAAAACAACATGATATGATTAATATTGTAAGGTACCGGGAATTAATAGCAGAGATAAAAGCTAAAGTTAATCAGCAGTTGAGCGATGATAATATAGCTAGAATCATAGAAGGATATATTCTTTCAGTGAAAGAAGAGCACTTAATTAAAAAGCTGAAAGATAAATCAGGAATATGGATTTGTGCTAATTATCCGGATGAAGACTATAGTTTCGCAAGCGAAGATAACCAGGAGGGACAAAATCATGCGTTATTTTTTATTCTTGAAAAAGTATCTGCAGGTTCCGAAACTGACGAGGAAGAGCTATTACATTATTCAGATCTTCAGGTTATAGCCAATAAAATAAAGCACCTCATCATTGAGGATAAATATTGCAATGAGCTTGTTCCTGAAGGCGCTATAAGAGTAGAATGGGAATACAATATTTACGGGGGATTTAATGGACTTAGTATCGGATTTGATTTTATAAACAATGACTGAAGTTTATATAGATGGAATACTGGCTGTGCTCGGTGCTGATTTTTCGGCAACAGTAAAGCATGAAAATTCATTTCTTACGAAGAATGGAGAGTATACTTATGATGTGCAGTTACCTCTTGACAATGCGGTTAATGCTCAGCTATACGGATTTCTTAATCGTTTGAATAAAAAAGAGATCATTAAGACTGGCCGAAGTGCCAGATTCATAGCAAATAACCGGTTATATTGCAATGGAACTGAAATTATAACTGATTGGGATAATGACAGCGTTAAAATACAAATTACATCCGGCAACTCCGAACTCAATTATTTTATAAACTCCACTAAACTTATTTCAACACTAAATCTTGGCAGTGCTAATGTTCCATCTTTGGCAAGCCTGACAGGAGATTTTTTGAGTAAAATTTATCCTGAAACAGAATTTATCCTTTCTCCGCTGATTATTAACGGAGAAACGAAAGTTAATATGTGGAATAGGAGAGAACGCACCGGTAAACTGGAGCCATTGGCAGACGGCAAATACATTGCTCAACCTTACTTGTGTGCAATAGTTAGGAAAATAATCACATCTTTAGGTTATACAATCAATAAGGATGAGCTAAGTGAATCAAGATGGAAATATATTGTGATCTGCCATGGAGTAGATACTACTGAATATGCTAAGATGCTTCCGGGATGGACTGTCGCTGATTTCATGGGACAAGTAGAAAAATTACTTAATATATGTTTTATTGTCAATCAACGAGACAAAACGGTAGATATCATGTTTGAAGCTAGTTTTTACTCATCTCAAACAATGGTGCATCTTGCAAATGTTACCGATGATTATGATGTAGAGCAAACAGATGATGAAGAAGAATCTCATACAACAGCCAATATAGGATATAAATTACCAAGTGAGAATTATTGGTACCGTAGGAGACTTCCTGCAGAAATAAAGAAAATAGCAACGGAAGTAAAATGCCCGAATTATAGTTCAGTAGTTTATTACAATGTAAATAACACGCCTACAGGGAAAGAGATTCTGATTAATTCTACCAATGGGTATAAATATATTATAAATAGTGCAGGTGACGCTGAGAAGTCTGACCAGTGGTGTGACCTCATAAGGAATGCAGATAAGGAATCACTTGATATAGAACTTGAATTTATTCCTGTAATGTTAGCTGACAGGGATTTTTATACATTTTATTACGCGCACCTTAATGGAGAAGATTACCCGCAGCAATATTATTATCTTCCTGCAAGAATTACTACTTCTGAATATACTACTCCGCAGGAATATACTACTCTTAATGAATATCTGGACAATGGTAGTTACGGAGATTCTTCAGAGTCAAAAAGTACCGTTTATTTAGGTTTCTATACAGGCACTAAATCTACATATAACAGCCTGCAGTATCCATTGATCTACAATGATACAGTAGCCGAATGCCGGGAGCAATTTATAATGAACCAGTATAATACGGCAATCAATGGAGAAAGTTTCAGATTATCAGTAATTGGAACTGAATTATATGGAGGAGAGTATGCCATTGATAAAAATAAAAGTTATGAATTCCAATGCTGGGATCCCAATGTATATGATGTTAGAAAAATATTTGAAATCAGAAACAAAAGATATGTTTGTGAATATATAGAGTATAAACTGGACAGGAATGGCAGAAAGAGCAATTTTAAAGGTGTTTTCCATCCTATTTCAATATCAGACACAGAAGCGGAAAGAAGATGGATTCTAACTGACGGAAAATGGAGAGATGGGGGCGTATTTATTGATAATGGTAGGTGGTTGGATAATTAAAAGGTTAATTGTATGAGTCTAAAAATAGATAGAGTGCAGCTTGAAATAGAGATCAAGACTGACACAACGCGTCAAAAAATGATGCAGCTAGAAGATCAGATGAGAAACTGCAGAAAAGAATTAAAAAAGCTTGATGAAGGCAGCACTTCTTATGCGCAGAAAGCAGAAGAATTAAGAAGCTATCAGACTGAATATGATGGACTGGTTGAAAAAATAGGTGTAGCAGGACTCTCAGTTACAGAATTAAAAAAGAGACAACAGGAGCTGAATGCCATAGTTAATAAACTTCCTGGAGATTCTCCTTTATACAAACAGTATAAGAATCAGCTTGATGAGATTAATTTAAGGATGAAAGAGTTGAAGGGAACGGCTACTCAAACTGAATTCTCTCTTTCAAAACTTGCTGATGGATTTAATAGATATGCCGCAATTGGAGCAGGACTTATAGCCTCACTCACAGGAGTAGCGCTCACTGCCAGAAAGTGCGTTGATGAATTTGCTGAGATGGAGGAATCTCAAAGTCAAATGAGAAAATACACGGGGCTCACAACGCAGGAGGTGAAAGATATTAATGAGGAATTCAAGCGAATGGATACTCGAACGGCACGCACAAAACTCAACGAAATAGCTGGAGATGCAGGTAAAATAGGTGCCGCAGGGAAAAAAGATATTGAAAATTTTGTAGAAGCTGCAAATATGATCGGGGTCGCTCTTGGGGACGACCTAGGGAAAGACGCTGTTCTTAATATCGCAAAATTAGCTCAGGTATTTGGGGAAGATAAAAACAAGGGTTTAAGAGGCGCGATGTTAGCAACTGGATCTGCCGTAAATGCGGTTGGTCAAAATTCAAGTGCTGCGGAAGGATACCTAGTTGGATTTACTGCCAGAGTTGCAGGATCGGCTCAGCAGGCAAAAATCGCACAAACAAGTTTGATTGGGTATGCCTCCGTTCTTGATCAGAACATGCAACAAGAAGAAATGGCAGCTACTGCTTTTCAGACTTTAATGCTTAAAATGTATCAAGAACCGGCTAAATTCGCTAAGATGGCCGGTAAAAATATTTCTGAGTTTACAACTCTCATCAAAAGTGACGCAAATGAAGCTATTCTTCAGTTTCTTGAGTCTCTTAACAGCAAGGGAGGGCTTGATAAACTGGCACCCATGTTTAAAAACATGGGACTTGATGGGGTAAGAGCATCTGGAGTTATTAGCACCATGGCTGGTAAAGTTAATGATATACGCGCAGCTCAGGATCTAGCTAATAAGAGTTACCAAGAAGGTACTAGCATTATAAAAGAATATAATATTCAGAACAGCACCGTAGAAGCTGAGATAGAAAAGAGAAAAAAACAATTTGCGGACATAAGAATAGAACTTGGAGAGAAACTTCTTCCGGCTATGAAATATGTTATCAGCGGCGGGAGTATGACAGTTAAGATGTTGAATACAATGGTTTCCATGTTTCTTAAATATGGAAGTACAATAGCATCTTTAGTACTTATAATAGGCACTTATACAACTGCCGTTAAGCTTAATACTATATGGCAAAAAAATTACAGCATTGCAGTGGTGAAATGGTTCGTTATAGAACAAATGAAAGCATACTGGATAAAAATATCAACCGCGGCAACATTACTACAAGTTGCTGCAACAGGATATCTAACGGGAGCTACAAGAGTCGCAAATTTAGCGATGAAGGAATTCTTTGTTATGTTGGGTCTCAATCCAATAGGCTTAATAATAGCAAGTGTTGTTGCTCTTACTACTGCTATGTATTTCCTATCGCAAAAAACTGATATGGCTAAGATTGCAAAAGAAAACTTAAACAGAGTATACCAGGAAGCCATAGAAAAGACTGATGAAGAAAAGAATAGAATCAACGCACTGCTAGCAATCATCCATTCTGAAACTGCAGCTTATTCTGAAAAGCAGAAAGCAATTATTGATTTAAAGAAAATTGTTCCTGAATACAATGCTATTCTTTCAAAAACTGGTAAAATAACTTCTGAGAATACAGCTGCCGTAAATGAATACATAGCAGCTCTATTAAGGAAAAATAAGCTTGAGGGATTAAAAGATAATTTGGAGGAATTGTATGGAGATAAGTTTAAACAAGAGCGCAAAGTAAAGGAAAACCGAGATGATTACAATTTAAAAAAGAAAAGGCAAAATTCTGGAACAATGGCTCCTGTTGTTGGAATGAGTGCTGTAGATGTTAGTAGCAATTATTTGGAAAAAGAAGAAGAAAAACTAGATGCAATTAATAAAAAAATTAAATTAATAAGGAATTCATATAAGAACGCTATTATTGAAAAAAATAAAGTAGAGAAGCCTGTTAACACTAAAACCGAAGATGAAAATGCAAAGAGAATAGCAGCTGAAGAGCGGAAGAGGAAAGAAGAGGAAGAGCGGAAAAGGAAAGAAGAGGAAGAGCAGAAGAAAAAAGAAAAAGGAAACCCATGGGAATCTGATACTAGAAATGCGGAAGCTTCATATAAAAAAGAATTAGTTGAGCTAAAGAAAAATGCTATTGATCGTGGACAAACCGAGAATGAATATCAAACATCAGCCATTGCAGCTGAACAATCTTTCTATAATAAGAAATTGGATATCATTGAAAACTATAAATCAAAAACAAAAGATAAAAAGCATCTATCTGAGTTAAATAAGATGGAAGCTGAAGCAAAAGATAAATTGATAGACCTTGATAAATCTGCAGAGAAGAATAGGCTAGACGTGTTAACGGAATATAAGAATAAGAGGATTCAAAAAGTAGATGATACGTATGAAAAAGAAAAGCAAAAGCTTCTTCATCAACAAGCTGATGGAGAAATAACAGAAGATATTTATAACGTTAAGATTCAAGCTCTCGATACATTAAATAAAGAGTATAGACTTTCTATTCTCCAGGATTATCTTGATGACGTTAACGGAATGGAGTTTGCCAATGGCGAAGACCGAGCCAAAGCTGTTGAGTCTGCAAATAAAGCTGTTATTGATGCCGACATAGCAGCTGCTACTCAGCGGGCAAAGAATCTGCAGACTATACAGAACTTAATTAAAGATTTTAAGTCCAAAAATGGGCTTAACTCTGAACTGGATGATAAAAAAGCACAATTAGCAGCATTAAAGGTATTCTATGACTCACAAGTAATCTTGCTAAAAGAAAATGGTCAAGATACTACTGAATTAACAAAATTGTATAATGAAGCCAGATTAAAAATAGAGCAGGACACCGAATCTAAGATACTAGACATAAAATCACAGTATGGAATTGATGTTTCGGCACAACGTTATAAGCTTGAGTTAGATCAGTTAAAGAAAGCTCATGATCAAGGTTTGTTAAGTGATAATGAATATGAAGAAGCTAAATCAAAACTTGCCGATAAGAAACTTAAAGAACGACTTGAAAAGGACCAAAAATATTTTGATGCTGTATCTCAATTGTCCAATAACTTTTCTTCTATATTCAGTAATTTACAAGATGCGGAAGTTACAAAAGTAGAATCAAAGTATGATAAACAAATTAAAGCTGCCAAAGCAAATGGTAAAGACACTGCGACATTAGAAGCAAAGAAAGAAGAAGAAATAAATCAAGTAAAGAAAAAATATGCAGATTTACAATTCGCTTCTGCCATTCTTCAAATAACAACTGATACCGCTGTTGGTATTATGAGTGTATGGGCTAATTGGGGTTGGAATCCTATAATTGCAGGAATATTAAGTGGTATAGTTGGCGCAACTGGAATCAGCCAGCTTGCTGTTGCTAAAGCTAATAGAGATGCAGCCAAAGGATTGAAAGAAGGTGGATATTCAGATGAATATGTTCAGGGATTTACTAAAAGTGGAAATTCAGATGATGTAGCCGGATCCATCCCGGTACATAAAAATGAATTTGTAGCTAATCATGAGGCGGTTCAAAATCCGTCTGTTCGTAGATTCCTGGATGTCTTTAACGTTGCTCAGAAAAATGGTACCATAAGAATGCTTAATACAACTCAGATTCTTGAGCAGGTACGCACCCGCAGCGGAAAGTATTCCGGAGGTTATTCATCTACTAAGGAAGATACTGCTTCAGCTTCTTCTAATAACGGTGTTACATCTGTTAATTTGAATAGTGATAAAGTGAGCGAACTTATTGACTTGATGAGACGATCGAACCAATACCTTGAAGTAATTAAAGAAAAGCCTTTGTACATAGACCCGAGAGATGTTAAAAAGGCACTAAAGAAAGTTGATCAGCTTGAGGCAAATGTTTCAAGAAGTTCCTGATATTTTTCGTTTTTGATGTTTTAAGTTGAGTGAAAAGGATGTCCATGTGAATGGGTGTCCTTTTTTTTGAATGGTGTCTTAGATACATTTGCAATGTAATTATTAATCGTTTAATGTATATGTAATGGATAGGTCTAATATAATTGGTTGGATAGTATCAACTCTGATACCTGTAGTTAGTGCAATTGGCGGATCATGGATGGTTATGGATACCAGGCTGCAGGAGGTTGAAAAAAAAATAGAAGTCTTGAATACTGAAGTTGAAATACAAAAATCTGAAATAGAGACAGAAAAAAAATCAATGGATGAAATCAGGGAAATGTTTCACAATATAGATAAGACCATTACAGAAATTAACGGCAAGATGCAAATGAAGGAGGATAAAAAATGGGTACGATAAAAAGTAATATAAAAAACATTCATGATAAATGGGTAGCAGAGACTCCTGTTAGATGGAAACGTACAAGAGATATCAGTGCGGCAATATGCGGATCGCTAACTGCCGGGCTATCTGCAATAACATTAGCAGGTGGGGCTCTTCCTGAAGGAATCTCTAAATATGTTTTTTATGTTATTGGCGTTGCTGGTACAATAACTTTTTATGCCGGTACCCGAACTCAATAAAATAGAATTATGAAAATATTAATAGATAACGGACACGGAATTAATACTCCAGGGAAATGTTCTCCGGATGGTAAACTTAAAGAGTGGGCATACACTCGCTTTCTAGCAGAAGGAATCATTGAATCGTTGAAAGCAAAAGGGTATGATGCTGAGCGTATTGTGCATGAGGATATTGATATTTCTTTGGGTGAAAGGTGTCGCAGGGTAAATGGCTTTTGCAATAAATTAGGAAAAGACAATGTGTTGCTTGTTTCTGTGCATTGTAATGCTGCCGGCAATGGCCAGTGGATGACCGCTCGTGGATGGAGCGCATATACAACACCTGGACATACTAAATCGGATATATTAGCAGAATCTCTTTATACAGCTGCAGCTAAGATTATTAATGGACAACATTTTAGAACTGACCGATCAGACGGAGACAGCGATATAGAAGAAAGATTCTATATCCTGAAGAATACTAATTGTGCAGCTGTATTAACAGAGAATCTTTTTCAGGATAACAAAGAGGATGTTTCATTCCTTCTTTCAGATCTAGGGAAGTCTGCTATTATTGAATTACATGTTGAAGGTATAATTAATTATATAAAGAAATTATGAGACGGTTTGTGTTTGCTGTGATTTTTCTTGTTGGTTTTTTCATGTTTTTGGTTGGTTGCCGTTCAGGTAAGACGGCAACCAATTCAATAACAATTTCAGATATCAGTAAGAATGATTCTACTATTAAGAAGTCTTCCAGCTTGTATTCCATAGATACATCTAAGACAATTGGGTATGAAATTAGTTACACGAAGGTAGAATACTATAGGCCATCCAAGGATACAGTCTATAAGGGAAAGGAGGGCTATTACGTCCCTGCTGTTAAATCTAAAACAACAATAATATTCAAGGCTAATTCTCAAAAAAATGGAATAAGTAAAACGGCTACAACATCAGATTCGGCTACTGTAACAAAATTAAAGCAGAATATTAATGTACACGAAAGTAAATCTGTAAAAACGGATCCTATTATAAAACCCATATATGTAATTACAACAATTTTTATTATAGTATTTGCCATAATATTTATATTTAGAAAAGTGCCCGTTGTGAAATGGCTTCTTTCGCTGATTAAAACAAGTTGAGTTTTCTTTTAGTTTATTTTAAGTTCGATAAAGCCTGCATCTTCGGATGTGGGCTTTATTTATGTCCTTTTTTGAGCTTATATTCTATGCTATTTTTGCGTAAAAGGTTCAGATATGGAAATATATGAGGCAATAAGCAAGATGAAAACAATGAGTGAGAATGGGGAAAGCTTCTCTATCTCATTCATGAGCTATAGTTATGATAAGAGAAAGAGCGACGGGATAGTTGAAATCAACAACGTAAAACTTAGAGGACAAAGCTCTAAAGAGAATAACCGGTTTGCTGATATAATGCTTAACATGACTAATCTTGACACAATGGAATATTTCCAATGCTGGCAACCATTACTGCTTGAACTTAACGGTGAAGAACTTGAATTAAGATGATAAACGATTACGAAAATATAGTTCCATGGAACGGTGCTAATGATACCGGACGCGATGTTAGATTGAAGTGGGAAAGAAACTTTGCAAAAATAGCACAAAACTTTTCTGATGTAGCTGATGATCTTTCTGAATTACTTAAAGTAATTGATTCAAAACTATCTAAGACAGAACACGATTCTGCCAGCCAAATCATTGATTTTATACTTGGAGCTACATTTGGAGAATACATAGATTCATTAACAACTGGATCCGGAGCGGGCATTGACAAAGAAGGAAGAGGACAATTCCAAAGACTAGAAGTAAGGGGAAGCGTTCAGTTCCTTGAACAAATTCTAAATCGCCTTACCGCAATGGAAGGTAATTTCAGCTTTACAGAGTCAGGAACCATTGACTCTGTAAAATATCTTGGCGGCAGTGCTTATGAATTGACAATAAGAAAAAGGTTTGAAGAAGACTTTCTGGCATTTGCAATTCATGATATCGTGTATGGAATTTATAGACAAACAGGAGGTTTTTTTACCTCATGGATGGAAGTTGTCAGTCTTGACACTGTCAAAAATTCCATGATTGTGAATATTGGTGCAAATGCGGATGTTCCTGGAGGAGTTAATTATCCTCCATGTTCCGGAATGAATATCTCCAGGAGAGGTAACTTCGTGGATACTGCAAGGCAATCAAGCTGGTATATATCAAGCTACGATGGACAGATAGTGTTCTTAGACGGAGTTAATTCTTATAAGGTTCAGAAAACAAATAGAGCGTTAGTTGTTGGCCTTCCAACTGATCTTCCAATCCCAGACGGTTTGCCAATCAATCCAGGACAGCCTTATGTCTTTGCCCGCGGCTTGATTGTTCAAGACCTTATAAGAATTAACTATCAGGGCCAAATCGTTAAAACAATAGTAGATCGTGGGTTGTGGAACGCCGATCCGAAAGACGACGCAGGAAATGACTGGCCATATACTAACGGCGCGAATGAGCAGCACGATTGTTATTACAAGTCTTGCAAATGGCGCTGTATTACAGATCAGGCAACAAAAGGGCTTCCTCCAAAATGGAACAATAACGAATGGATTAACTTAAGCGGAGACCAGTCGGCTATAATGGAGATATTTTCAAGCGCCGGCAAACTCTTCCGATTTGGTCAGGAATATACTACTCTATCGGCAAAAGTTTCTATTGGTACCGATGATATCACGGCAGATATTGTGGATGGCTACACCTGGTCAAGAACCACTAATATGCTAGAAGAAGATACCGCATGGAATACATTGCATGCTTCTAACATAACGAACACATTAGACATAACGCCAGGCGATATGCCAAGCAACTACTTTGATGCTCGGAAGGTAGCATTTAGATGTAGCTGCTATGTTAGAGATGGCGAAGATATATTAGCAGAATTTACACTTAACAGATAAAAACAAATGAAAACTACTACCGGTTTTATTATGTATGATCCGCTGGACGTGAGTTTCAGCATATTGGAATTGGGAGGAACTCTAGACCAGAAAAAGGACAAACTTACTGGGTTGTTCTCTCCGGACAGAGCTGCTGCAGCTCTTGTACTTCGTCCTCAATTGAAAGTGAGAGACCCGGAAGGTATTCTCACGTCTAAAACTTTATCGGCTGATTATACTCCATCACTATTTAATCATAGATGGTACGTTAATGGAGATAGAGTTCTCAATACAACACCTGGATATACTCTGGGAAACAACGGTGAATTAGTGGTTGCAGTTAATGCTGATCCAGATGCTCCGATTAAATTAAAGTATTGCTGGAACTTTACTGATGCCAGAACGCATAAAGTATTTGGTGGAGAATGGGAGGAAGCATTGATAAGCGTTGCTGTCAGCGATTTGAATTTAAGTTTAAAACTGGATGCTGCATTAGCACTTCCGATATCTCCTTTTAAGAATCTGTCTATCAGAATCATAAATGCTACGTTCAGAAATGGAGAATCAGATATTGATGATTCTGATGCACACTATGAATGGCAGGTGCAGATACCTTCTGGAGATGGTAAAATATTCCGGGCAATCACTTCAGATGATATATTCTATGTATCAGGACAAGGGACAAAAGCTTTAACTATAGATAGAAGGTACATTGATAAAGAGCTGGTTATGCTTGAAGCTTATCATGTTGCCGAGGCAACAAGAAAAGTATATGCTAGAACTAAGCTTTACCGGGATTACGGCTTATGGGAAGATAAAATGAATTTTTTAACTGGAAATTACATACGCTATAATACAAAATCAGTTGAAATTCTTACGACTATTGAAACACCTAAAGGTAATATTGCGGATCCGGCAAAATATTTCAGTATTGAATATTTTTTCAAAACTACAGCAATAGGGAGCTCATTTAAAAGCGTTGGATATGGAGAAGCTCTTTCTATGGCTCGTAAAGATATCGGCTATGACCCAAACATTCAGCCTGTATGGGGTATTGAAGTTAAACCACGCAGTGCATTAAGAGCTACTACCATAGATGGCAAAGTAGCAACAATTAATGATAAAGTATTATGTATTCAAAAACCAATATAAAATGATAACGAAACCTAATTATTATCTAGTACCTAAAAGTATAGCAGATGCTATCGGATTGACTGAATACAGACAATCATTTGGCGGAAAATACCTATTGTCCGAATTTGATATCAACAGCTACGGAATGGATAAAGCGGAAGCTCAGGGAGCCGAAAAAATAAGTGCTGAAAGAGCCTCTGAATTAATTAATAGTACAAACAATTAAATAGCTATAAGATGGGACAAATATTTGCAATCGAATCGTTAGAATCATATGTTGACGGAGATACAATAATACCGGATACTGGCTATAGTTTTAATCAGCAAGGGCAATCATCCGCTCAATACTACAATCCTTCAACTCAGATCTGTTCTCCGGATTGGAGCAATGCAGCAAATCAGTTTATTATTTACCCTAGGCCATACTCTTCACTCAAGGCTAAACATGTTGCGCCCGACTCTGTCGGCATGCAATGGTATGCTAACTCAATATCAGATGCCGGGGCTATTCTAGACACTAATGGAGCTGTAAAAAGCAGCTGGGCAACAAAAGTTCAGAAAACAACAATTGAAGCGGATGGAGTTACGTATCCAGCTTTGAAAGTAATTGGAAATTTTGCTTCAGCTTCAAGCCTTAATACTATCAACTTATACTTTGTTTCTACATGGAACGGGATGTCTGTTACATGCAAATTTCCCATTTATTTACGAGAAAGCACAGGCGAAGCTTTTGAAGTTAATGTGACCGCATTAAATGGAGACTTTGTAATAGACAATGATACTGATAAGATAGTCGCAACCGCAGGGTTCTCTAATGCTGGGGTGGCTGTAAATATTGACCCATCAGCATGGAGCTGGAAGAAAGCAACAGATGCAGGTTTAGTTAGTATTGCTAATGTAGCGGGTGTGACAGAAATAAATGGCAATGTGCTAACTCTTTATGATGGAGCTGTTGAAGGACAGGAAGAATACTATGCGTGTGCATCCTATAATGGTAAGACATACATGAAAGGTTTTGCCACTAGTGATACTCATGATCCTTATTACATTGATAAAGGGAAATCAAAAGATGGTACAGTATTAAAAGAAACAGAGAATATGACCTACACGCCGAAAATACGTAGGAGGTCTGATAATTCCGAAGTGGCTGGGTACTATTTTAAGTTCACAATGCGAACAAACGCCGGAGTAGTTGTTGATACAGACAGTAATGTTAATACTCATACAGTCACCGGTGCGCTTGTTAGCCAAAACAAAGGAGTAACCGTTCAAATTTCAGCTAATATTACAGCATTCTAATGATATCAACAGTTGAAACACTTATACCTGCTCCGGAAGATGGAGCAATAGGAAAGACTGGAAGGATTCCTTATCCGGCTGGAAGGTATGACGCTAATATAGAATATAAGTGTACAACAAATATTGCACCTTATGTCTTGGGTGGCGTAATGTACTATGTAATGAATAAGGAAGGAGTCGCAAAAGGAATTGATCCATCAGATGATTATGCATTGAATGGAGAGAATGCAACATGGATTCCATTTGACTTGTTTAAGTTTATTCTAACGGAGGTTCTATTTGCTGATTTCGGGAAACTGGCAAGTGCAATATTCTCTGGAGACTATATGTTTTCACAATATGGAGTCGATCAAAATGGTTATGCGATTACAAGTAGTGATGGATATAAGAATTTCAATTCTACCATAAATCCATTTATACCGAATATTCTACTGGACTTTAAGACAGGGACAGGGTGGTTGGCAAAAAAAAATATATCTTGGGATGATGCGGGTAATGTCTCAATTATTGGGAATATTATAGGAAAGTTATCAACAGCTTCAATTAATAAACAGCGAATAGTTTTAGATCCGGATAACTCTAGAATAAGCTTCTTCTCAGCAGCAAATGTTGAGCTAGCTTATCTAGGATTTTATAACAATAATACAAGTATCTTAGTATTAAATGATACTACAGGAAATAAGGTTTGGCTTTATCCATCTCAAATTGCACTTCAAAAAGCAGGGAGCTCTATTGGATTAACAGAGCAAGTCTACAATGACTATTTATCTATTAATTGGATGGGGTTATTGGCTGGTTCATCTTCTGATACTTTATTTGTCAATAACTTATCCGTTGGTCAAATTTTTAGAGACACTAATAATGTTACAAATAAATGTTATCAACTAAGAATTAAAGGAACATAATATGAATAAAATTGATTTTAAAAAAGTAAAAGTTGAAACTATTGATAAATCAACAGTTGAAATGGATTTGAGTAAGATGATTGGGAATATAATGTATCAAAGATCTCCTAATTATGACTTATTTGAAATCGGCAAAACAATCTGGGAAAAAGGCGAGATAGAATTATCAAAGGAACAAATAGATCTTGTTTCTAAATTTATTGATTCAATTCCTGAAATAACATATCTAATGAAAGTTTCTATTTTATCATCGTTGAAATATTAATTAAATAAAGTATGGAAAAAATCGAATTAAAACCAGGAGCCGCAGGAGCTCCAGCTGATTTGTCAACATTCAATGCGGATGATAGACTATTATGTTTTAGTAATTCAGCACAATCATTTGGATATGTTAAGGGTAGTTTATTGAAAAGTTATCGCTATGCATGTAGGAGAAGAAATTTATCAAATGCTTCTTCAGCCTGGGAGCCATACGGCGACTTAGACTACTTGAAGAATCTTCCATCACTGTTAAATCTAGGCTGTTATCTTCTTAATGGAGGTGTTGCTAGCAAGCTAAGTCCTACTAATCACTATAATTTTGTAAACGGAGCTACTGCCGCCCTTGATGGTTCAATGGGAGATTATATGTGGGGAGGCAATGGTCATTTTGAAGCTTATTGGATTGAAGGTACATATGAATATCTTGCAGCTTCTTTAACTCCAATACCTGGAAAATACAACTGGTACATTCCTCAATTCATGACTTCTGCACTCGGAATAGGCGTCATGGATAGGACCAACAATAAGCTTGTTAGTGTGATCAACAATAGTGTTCAGTACCGAGGTGGAAACAATGATGCAGCTAAAGATGCAGCATATAATACGTTACTTGGTAGAGCTGCTACACAGATATCCGCGCTTGATTTTTCAACTTATGCAAAGAATAAGGGCGATGACCGATTTAATGCTCATACTGAGAGAATGGCATTTATTATAGCTAATTTGTTTGTTTTAATCTATGGAACAAACAATGTACAGGCTACATATAACGCTTCACTCGATGCAAATGGTTTGAGACAAGGTGGCTTCGGACCTGGAGTTACTACATATGGTAATTGGAATACTGATTTTGAGACATTCCCATTTCTTCCTACCTCTGTAGGTGTTGAACTTGCTGATAACTGTGGCCTATCAAGTTATGCGGTAATGAATGGAGCAACCACCTTATACACAGCTTCGGTTCCTTGTTTCTTTGGGCTGAAAAATTTTTATGGATATTTATCTCGTTGGACGACCGATGCTGTTGTATCATCAAATGGAACAATAGCTCAGATGTATATTAATAAATCTATTAGAACAAAACTTGCTAGTACTGTTGATTTAACAAAGCAGATACTAGCCGGCAATTGGGCTACTGGAGAAGGATATATAACAAGTATGTTGCGTAAGAATGGTTGTTTGTTGCCACAAGCATATGGAGGTTCAGAGTCTACCTATTATAATGACTACGGTTATGGTAATGTTGCTTCCGGCGTTCGGGTCGTGCATCGTGGTAGCAATGCGAGCATCGGCGGCGGTGCGGGCGTTTCGTGTGCTTATGCGGACGATGGTCCCTCTGTTGCCAATGCGTACATCTCGTCCCCCCTTTGCTGGTTCGCTGATGAGCTCAATCCGGAACCTGCGTTAGCAGAATAAACATTGTAACCTGAGAAACCCCGGCGCGGATGCGCCGTCCGCCTTTTAAGTGAGATCTTTGAAATCTTTTCCATTTATATCGAAGAAAGTTCTACATTTAATTGCAATATATAGAACTTTCTTCTACTTTTGCGCCATGATAAAGTTATTTATCACATGAAGGTTGTCTTCTGGACGGATGTTGCTTCCGGCGTTCGGGTCGTGCATCGTGGTAACAATGCGAACAACGGCGGCAATGCGGGCGTTTCGTATGCTAATGCGAACAATGGTCCCTCTGATGCCAATGCGAACATCTCGTCCCCCCTATACTTTGTTTCCGGGTCTGGTTTGATATCCCGGTAAAATGCAAGTTCAGAAGAGACCTCGCCCCACAGAGGAACTAAGCAAAAGCTTATTCCGGCGAAAAATACACAACCAGGAGGGTACTAGTAGGCTGCACCGAATGTTCCCGTAGGACAAAGCAGACCGCAGTTAGAACAGAACAAAAAACCAAAGGGACCCCGAAGAACCCAGACATGATGAAGAGAAAAGGAAAATTTTCAGAGCGAATTGAAACAATTGATAACTTTAGACTGGCTTTTGATGGCTCAAGCCAGCACAAGCATAAAAGGCCTGATATCGTAAGGTTTGAACGAGATCTGGAAAGAAACCTTTTCAAACTTCTTCATGAATACATTAATGAAACTTACAAAACTTCAGAATATACTTATTTCGTTATATACGAGCATAAGAAAAGAGTAATAAGCAAATTGCCTTATAGCGACCATGTGATGCACTGGGCAGTGCTAAATGTTGTTGAAAATTACATCAAAAGAACATTTATACGAAACACATTTTCTTGTATTAAAGGGAGGGGCACACATGACCTATTTAATAGACTACAGAAGGATTTATATATTGAAATTCCTAAAAACACTCGATATATACTTAAGGGAGATATCCAAGAATTTTATGATAGTATCTTTCATGATGTAGTTAAGAGAATGATTGGAAGGTTGAATAAAGACAAAAAATTACAAAGATGGTTTGATGAAGTTCTAGATTCAACTGGAGCTAACATCGGTCTTCCAAAAGGGACAAAGATATCACAATTACTCTCTAATTTAATTTTATCTTTATTTGATTTTGATGTAAAAAACTGTTTTAATATCCTACAGAGCCCTTCTACAGTTTCTCATTACACCCAAAGATATATAAGTGAAAAAATAGATCAGGCTCGTACTATTGAAGACTTTAATGAAATTTCAAAGGGTTCTATATATTTAGCAAACAAGTATCATTCATACATTAAAAATGTAAAGCTATATTATAGATATGCAGATGACTTTGTCGTTCTTCATGAAGATAAAATTTTTCTTCATCATATGATTGAATGGATGGGAATATACTTAGCTCATGAATTAAAACTTACGATTAAATATAATTGGCAAATATTTCCTATAACATCTAGAGGCATAGATTATGTAGGATATGTTTTTTATCAAGATTATGTAAAACTACGCAAAAGAAATAAAGTTGCCTTATGCAAACAAGTTGCAGCATTAAGAAAAAAAGGGCTAAGTGATGAAGAAGTAAGAATTAAAGCATCATCAAGAATAGGGTTTGCAAGCCATGCTAATACAAAAAACTTAATAAGAACATTGAAAATGGAAAAGAGATTAGGAGAAGTTATCAGAAAAAGAAGAATGAGACATCCTTTTGAAGATTTAAGTGATGATCACAAAAAGAAAATTGGAGAAATTATTTATGATACTACAATTGTTGAGAGCAGAAGAGGCAAAGAAGATGAATTTCTTATACTCCTTGAAGATTTTAAAATAGAATTAAGTGCTCTTGAAAAAGAAAAGGATGGAAGCCCCAGGCGTTGTATTGCGTTACGTTATAAATTGATTGATCATATAGAAATTAATGGAGATAAAAAAGAATATATCTGGCAAGAGAAAGAATGGTATTCTTTTTCTGGATCCAGAATAATGATTGAACAGGCAGAAGATAACTTCAGCAAGGAAGATCTTCCTATTGCTACGGTAATAACTTTATTCCAGACTAACAAAGGTGCTAATTTTACCAAATTTACATAACTATGAATAGAAAAATTTATTTAGAAAGAAAGAAAATCGTTAAATACACAGACTCTCAATATCTTGTGTATCTAAATGAGGAAGTAATTGAAAATTATGTTCCGGAGATAACTAACGAAGAAAGCCCTGAACCTGTTACAGCCTATGCTTATAGTGGTGATCTTGAAGATGGTGGTACATTGATTGATGCTAAAGAGGCAACAGAATCAGAATTAATTTCCGGATTAGTTAAATTGAAGTATTCCCAGGAAGCTCAATTAGCTATTATCCTTAATAAGGATAAGATTAATGACGATAAGGCTGAAGAACACGCTTTAGAGTTTTCTCAAATGCAGGAATATAGAGATGAATGCAAGATAAACGTGATAGCGTTACTTGCCAGATAATAATACAAAATAATAGAGAATCCCCGGTTGATTAGTCAATCGGGGATTCTTTTTGTTGTAGGTTGTACCTACCTGCTTATTTTTTAAATATCAGGAAAATTATTACGAATTGTATCGCTCTTTACACCTATTCTTTTATTTATATAAGCCTCTGTTGTAGATATTGATACATGTCTCATATGCCTTTGCAGTTCGTATGTACTTACTCCAAAATCTGCAAGTTTGCAAGCTCCTGTGTGTTTAAATCCATACAATTTATAATACGAAGGCAATCCCAATGCATTTCTTATTGCTGCGAAGTGGTTCTTAAAATAATTCTTCCCCAATAGATTTGTGCCTGGTAGCCCATTTCTACTGAACACATAATATTCAGGAGGATATTCATCAAGATGATATACATTAATCATGTCTTCATAAAGCTGATGAGGGATATCAACAGTCTGAGTCTTTCTATTTTTCGCTCTTGAATTTCTTATAGTAATAGTTTGAGAATCCCAATTTAGGTCTGATATAAGCAAATTCCTTAATTCTTCATGAGGACGTAAAGCACAATAGAATTCCATCATACATACTAGCCACAATTGTGGATCATGATTTTGCATATATAACTTAAAGACTTCACGATCATGATCTGGAATAGGTACTGCCGCTTCATCCTTAATTTCGCCCACAACTGGCATACCAAATACAGGATTACGGATCAGGATTTTTTTCGAATCAATAAGATAGTTGAAAAAGTTTTTTAGTATTTGCTGATATTTTAAAACTGTTCTCCTACTAACATGGTTATTTTCTGCAATGAAACAGACAAAGTTTGAAATGATTTCCTGAGTTATAAAACTAACATGAACATCCTGAAGTCCTTTGGATTCCAAGTACATGATAAAGATACGTAATTTGGATTTATACGTCTGGTAAGAATGGTGAATGACCTCTTTCTTTTTAAGAACAAGAAACTCATTCATATATGTTCGTATGTTGACGACATCCTTCTTTTGTCTTCCATACATACGAGCTGCATGATCATACATTAGATCATCTTCATATATAACTTTCTCATTTGAAAAAGGAGATTTTCCATTAATCAGCATCTCGGATAATTCTTCAATTATCTTATCTGCTGACGCATAACGTTCTTCAGGGGTTGCATGTTGTAAGCCTTCATAAACCCTAAATCGTTTCATTTCTTCAGTGCGTGGATTTCTGCAGGAATATTCCACGAACCATTTTTTACTCATGTCACCGTCACTATCGTGCAATCTTGGCATAATAATAATTGCTTTCTTTCTTGCCATAATGTTTCTGTTTTAAGTTGACGTGTAAAACCGATATACACTTATGGACACTAGAAATATACAATTAAAAAATGTAAGTGCCCTTTTACAGGCACTTACATCAATCTCAGTCGGGGTGAGAAGATTCGAACTTCCGACCACACGCCCCCCAGACGCGTACTCTAAACCGGGCTGAGCTACACCCCGAAATCGGACGCGAATTTACAAATACTTTTAAATCTCCCCAAATAATTAAGGGATTTTTTATAATGGAATCCCTTCTTATCTTAATTTTAAAGCCCCATACACTCGCGATAAAAATCGAACATTTCGAATATCTCGTCTTTATCGGCAGATTGATTGATGCATATTTCTCCTACATCTTTTAGTAGAGTGAAATTGATAATACCTGCTGTATTCTTCTTATCGTGAAGCATGTATGCATATAATTTGTCGTATATCTTGCAGTCAATGCTGAAACGACCATAATTCTCTTTTATAAACTGAACGGTTTGCCTTAATTTATCTGTTGGAAAGCCTGTTTTTACGGATGAAAGGTAAAGCTCGCAAACAATTCCCCATGCTACAGCATAACCATGCAGAACCGGACGATCTTCTTCAAACGAAAGACTTTCGAAAGCATGACCAACTGTGTGTCCCAGATTCAGCGCTTTACGGATACCTTGTTCGTATGGATCTTGTTCTACAATATCTTCTTTTATTTGCACAGATTTACCCACCAGCTCTTTCAACCTTGTATAATCAAGGTTGTCAGTTGGAAAGTTGAGCAGCTCTGCCCAATGTTCTGTATTACTTATAAGCCCATGTTTCAGCATTTCGGCATAGCCTGAAAAGAAATTCTCTTTATCAAGAGTTTTTAAGAACTCTGTTTCAATCAGCACGCTACTTGCAGGAGCAAATGCACCGATCTCGTTCTTTAATCCATTGAAATTAATCCCGGTTTTTCCTCCAACAGAAGCATCGACCATTGATAAAAGAGTAGTAGGAATATTGATATATTTGATACCTCTTTTAAAGGTAGCAGCGGCAAAACCACCCAAATCGGTAGTCATCCCTCCACCTAAATTGATAAGTAAAGAGTGACGGGTTGCACCTTTCTGGCTCAGCTGTGTCCATACATGAGCCAATGTATCCATATTTTTATTCAAATCTCCTGCAGGTATAGTTACAGAGATTGCATTATTGTCATTCAATAGTTTATTGATAGCCGGCAAGCAGTGAAGTTCTGTGTTTTCGTCTGTCAGAATAAAAAGCTTATCATATGACTTGCTGTTCATTGCACCTAGCAGATCTTTTTCTAAATCATTGCAAAGAATTACCTCTTGTTTGTTCAT